ACCCTTATATTGTTTCTTAAACGTTCATTATCTTTCATCGGGAGAATCTTCACTGCAGGGTAATATTTTTTTATTTTCCCTTCCCGAACTTCCCTCATTATTTTATTAACTATTTTTTTATATTTACCCAGGTCTTTATCCATGACATTGTCTTCTCTTATCTGCTCTGTTATCACTAATTTTTCCAGCCTATCCGGGATTCCCCTTATGGTTTTTTCATCTATATTCCTTAATACAATACCCCATTTATTTCTGTATATCTTCATTCCCCTTCCTCCCTGGTATCCTATGGTCGGTATCCCTGCTGCCAGATAATCCCATACTTTATTTCCTACACAGCTCTGGGTATATTGGTATGCTCCAACCGGAACATGGTCCTTATTATAACCATGGAATCCTGCTGTGTATCTTGTCATCTCCTGGAGCAATATTTTATATGGTAAGGTCTCATGAATCTTACATCCTATCCCCTTGTATTCCGATAGTTTTCCGGTATTGTAGCTTGCTGAATAAATATGCACATTCCAGCCTGCCTTTATAAATTGAGTAAATATTTCATGATAGCATCGGTATCCGAAAGGCCTTCTATTTCTTGCCCAGCCTGGCATTATCCCGCCTGCATAAACTAAATTCAGGCCAGGGAGCTTTGGCTTCGGTTCTAATCCTTCCAGGTCTTTTGCCAGTGGCCTGGTATGTATTATCTTATAATATGGTACATGCCATCCTTCGGTGTTTCTCTTCTTAATTAAATATTCTGCATGTCCTTCGCTGGTCAGGATCATGGCTGAAGCATTTTCTATCATTTCCCGCTCCGTATTATATCCTTCCCTTGTGCCTATCCTCATGCTGCTTATGTCATTTTCGATTAATAAATAAGGGATCTTGTATCTCATGGCTATCCTATAATCTGTCCGGTTATCTCCTCTGATCACCATGAAGTCCGGATGTTCTTCCTCTATGTACTGCCTGACTTCCTGTATGTTGTCTTTTATAATGATCCCACCGAAGTTGTCTTTCATAAAATTTATATTTTTATAAGCAGTTCCTTCGTACCATCTGCTGATGTGGTATAATATTTTTTGCTTATGCTGCTTCATTGGTCTCCTCTCTTGTAATTCCAAAGTCTTTTAGTATCTCTCTTATATCATTTTTGTCTTCTATTTCGCTCCAGTCCTTTTTCCCTCCCTTCCCTGCTTCAAAATAGGAAGAATCATTTCTCTTATGAACGGTATCCATATAATTTATCCCGGATAATAATTCGTGTTTTAGCAGGATCGCTCCTCCATGTCCGTTCTTTAGTGCATACCTTTTCCCCAATCGGTATTCTGGTGTCTTGTATATTAAAACATAAGATTGTGGTGAGGCATAATGAAAATAGGCCAGCCTCCCCTGGTTTATGTCGTAGGTATAGCATCTCTGGCTGATCAGCACTTCTGTTTCCGGCTTCGGGTATATATTGTGTAGCAAATCAATAAAGTTCTTTTCATACATATCGTCTGAATCCATTCTCACCTGGTATAAGTGCTCATATCCCCTGATTAACTCCTGTGTCTTTTCGTGGTATTCTTTTACTCCAACGATTAAAACGTTCCCGGGTATTAACCGCTCTATTCGCTCTTTTATATATTCCAGGGTCTCATCCCTGCATCGCAGCATAGCAGTAAACCATTGATTGGTTTGTGCCTTTAGGCTTTTAACGTTCCAGCCTATAAATAGTTTTAATCGGTAGTCTATCCATTCTTCATTTAGCTCGTTTTCCTTATTAAATCCCTGTACATTAAAAGGTATTTGTACTATTATCTTTTTATTCATATTCCCTTCCTCCAGAAACAAGTTTTAATATAATCCGGTGGGCTATTCCATTCCTCTTTGTGTAATGGTATTAAACCATACTTCTCTACGGTCTCTTTGGTATTATCCTCTGTTAGCTTGCTCCTGGCTACCGATTCCCAATCATGTGAAGCAATAATAGAGTCCTTTTTTAATAATCCGGTAAAGAATTTAAATTCCCCTATTTTATCTCCTCCATCACACATAAAAAATATTGGCTGGTCTGCATATTCTATAATCTCTGCTATTGATTCTTCCTGGAAGCAATCTCTAACCACATATTTAATATTTAATAACTTAAATAGCTTTGGTTCTTTGTAGGCTGTTATTCCCACTCCTTCTTTTACGAATCCTTTTAAATCATAAGTCATTAATGGTTTTAATTCTCTCTCGTAACATTCAAGACCCAGGAATACTGACAATGCTCCCGCTCCGGTCCCTGTTTCAATGATCCCCTTCACTTGTTTGTTCTCATTTAAAACTTCATCGATGACTTTATAAATCCAATAGGTATGTCTTTGCCTTATTCCTAAAAATGTTTTATACCATCTGTTATATTCCTTATTCATATCCCAGCTCCTTTTCGGCCTGCTCCCATAATTTTCCAAGGTAATTTTCCCAAAATGGTAGATATACGCAAGTCCTTCCTGGGTGTGGTGTGACTTCTCCAAGATATACTCCCTCCGGTATATCATATAAATCTATCCTTACGTATGGATGGGCTATCTCTTTTGAGAGCTTTGCTGCTGTTTCTAATATTTCCTCCGGATGCAATGGCCCTGGCAAGCTATTATTTATTTCGTAAGTGAATATTTTACTGCATATATTTTCAATGTTCTTCCATTCGCTGGTCCAATATTTATGGTATTTAATATGATCATCTCTTTTAAACTGCTCTATAATTCCTATCTTGCCATTGAAGGTATGTACCTTCCAATCGTGTGGCAAAGGATTTATCAATAATTCTTCAATCCATAGTTCCCGGCTATGTTTTTCTTTGGCTTCCGGCAGCGTACCTTCCATGTAATAATCTATTATTTGTTTTATGCTCATTACCTTTTTTCTTAATATGTCCTTATATTTACCCTGTTTGTTTCTTACTAAAGGCAGCACTCCCTTTGTTGAACATCCATGCTGTGGTTTTATGATAAATTGCTCCGGTAAAATATCCCAATATACGCTCAATATTGAACTATATAATCGTATAACCTCTGCGTGTTTTATCCCATGCTGGTCTGCTAAATTGTAAGCTCTCAATTTATAAGCGATTTTATCTACCGGATGTTCTTTCCCTTTATACCTCTTTATTGATTCCCTTATTTTATTATTATATCCAGCCATTATTCTTTCCTCACTTCAATAAATAATTTATTTAATGCCTGGGCTGTTTCTAATAATGACATTCTACTCTTGTCTTCCCCGGTGTGGATTAAAAACTCGGTGTCCTTTGGTAGGCATTTACCATCTGCTCCTCTGTACCCTCCATCGTTTGCTTTCAGATGTCTCTCGTTTACGTTCTGGTCCAATTTAAATATTTCGTATATATTCTCGTAGTCTGCAAATAATGCCTTTGCTAAATCATACAATTCCTCTGCGAATACTACCTTTGTTAATGCCAGGCTGTTTAAGGCCAATTTCGCTAGTTCCGCTTCTATCGGTTTTACCTGTATAACTCCGGTGTATATTCTCTTGCGAAAAAGGCTCGATATTAATTCAAAGGTCTTTTCGCTTTCCGTTCCTATAACTATTTTATCCGGTCTTATAGAATCGTACTCCGCATTCCATTCTCTTAAAAATTCTGGCATAAATGCGAATTCTCTTTTATGCCTTATTGACATCCGGTCTGTCGTCCCTGGGATTGTTGTGGTTCTTATTACGAATAATCCTTTTTTATTTGCTTCTGACAGGGTATCTATTAGTATTATAAGGTTTTTCATGCTCTTGTCTTTTTCATTAATGCATATGAATATAATGTCGCTTTTGCTTATGTCCTCTGTGTATCCTTTATCCGGGTCAAATATCCTAATATAACAATCTTCTCTTAATAGCTTTCTTGTCGCTTCTCCTACTACTCCGTATCCCACAATTCCGATCTCTATCATTTGTGTGCTCCTCTCTTAAAGCAAGAGGCAATACATATCCCTACATACTGCCTCCGGTTTTTTAATTATTATACCTATAATATTTTTAGGATGCTGGATTCGATTTGTCTATGTAAGCAACAATAACCGCATTCTCATCTTCATACCCTGCGTCTACTTCCAGGGTTAATATAAAGTCGGTTTGTCTTTTCTTTGCTTCCCTTTCCCGCTCTATAGTTACTTTATGGAATACTCCCCATGCATGATTATTCGGGAATCCCAGCATTGCCACATCACCCGGGCCTCCTAATATTTCGGTTTTAGCTCTCTCTAGCATAGGAACTCTTTCAACTGGATATCCCTTATAAGCCAATTTCTGGTTTGTAGTATATACACTATCTCCAAGAGAAGTTCCTCTGGTTTTCAATAAATCCCTATAAGCATTCTCCACCGTCCAATTGACCCAGAATCTCCAAGCTGAAGGATCGGTAAGATATTCTTTCGGCATTCCACCTAACATCGCATTAAACATATTCTCCGGGTAGGTTGCTGCTGAAGGGTCGAAGTCCTCTGCACTTCCTCCGTAGACTGCATTCGCTGCCTGTTTTATCCATCCGTTGGATTTGCTCAAGACGTGATCCTGTGCGTAGCTAAAATCGGTATCTGCGAATAATGCAAATTCCTCCATATCTCTTCCTACTGCTTCTCCTAATAAATCTATTAAGGTTTCCTCGAAGTTTTCCTTTTCGATATTTCTCCTTAAGGCTTTATCCTGGATACTAATAATAGCCTGGAATTCATGAACGGTTAATTTATTTATTGCTGTGGTTGGTTTCGCGTAGTCGCTCTCTGCTAATGTTCTATGATCTCCTGATGCATCGTCTCCAGAATCCAATACCCTCCCGGTGAAGGATATTCTGTCTATGTGGGCTATTTGTGCATCCATTGGCATATATCTGGCTTGTGGTAATATGACCGTCCTCTCTTGCATTTTACGAATAAACCTGGTTAGCTTTGTTGGCTGCAGTACTGCTTCTCCTAAAGCATCCACGTCTACAATTCCACCTTTTAATGCCCTATCAATTAATTTTAACATTTCACCTTGACTCAACATTTTATATCATCTCCTTTCTTTTTTATTGTTTCTATTCTTTCTTCTTAATTGCCCGGCCCATACTATCCCTATCCAAATCTCTTAAGTGGTCCTTGGTGCTGTAGGGCTTCTGGGTTTCTTCTTCATCTTCCTGGCCATGTGCTGCTTTGGATAATCCTTTTTTAATCGATTGTAGTTTCTCCAGGGTCTCTTTTAAGGATATATTCTCTGCTTTTAATGCATCTTTTTCAGCATCTTCTTCCTCTTCCTCTTCTTCTGTTTCTTCCGGGTCTTCTTTCTTTTCTGCTTTTTCTACCTTCTCTTCTTTGTTCTCCTCTTCTTTTTCCTCACTCTTGTCTGCTTCTTTTTCTGGAAGTAATGCTTTAAGGCCCTCATTAATAGGTTTTAATTTTTCATCCAACCTATCATCAATTAATTTAACTACATCTTTCTCTTCCATCTCCAATTCATCTCCTTTCGTTTTTTTATCTTTCAAATAATTAGGCTTTCTCTCTTTGTCTGCTTTTTCGATTAATGCCTGTAATGCTGCTAATGCACTTTTTAATTTAGCGAATGTATCATCTGATATGCTCCTCCCGGCTTTACTTGCTTCCTTGGTTACCTTTGTGATGTTGTCTATCATCTGCTCCAGGTCATCTTTCTTAAAATGTTTCATAATTTTATCCCATATACTCTCCTCTTGTTTCTCTTCCTGGTCTGCTTTTTTCTTTATGGCAAAGAATTTCGCTTTCGGTACGCATGGTTCATCTACCAAACTAACAAAAGGCACGAGCCAATCCTTCCCTAAATCTGCAATCAAGACTCTTTTCATG